GTTATGTCGGGGCCTTGGGTGTCAATCAACGCGGTGACGGTTTGAATATCCATGAAGTCGCTCCTATTGGGTGTTGCTACGGTGATTCAATGCCCGCCAACTAGGCAAAGTGAGGTTCTTGCGGGTGAATTGGCAGATCCGCGATCAGCCCGGTATTCCGCCGCGTAGATCGCTGTTTCGAACAGGTCTCGACAGTCCTTCACCAGGTCAGGCGAAGACCATTCCTTGCGGGGCTGTACGTACAGCTTCGCCAGCGCCCCGGCCGCGATCTGGTCTTGGTAGAGGTTGTGGAACTCGTCAGGGTAGGTCGTGGCGGATTGTGAGGGGCGCAGCGCCAGGCGCATGTCGAGCGTTCCCGCCTCGTCCGGCACCCTACGCAGGCCCACTTGGGTATCACTGACAACGCAGGCCCACTTGGGTATCACTGACAACTACAACCGCTGACGGGCTCCCCTCTTCCGTTTCCCACAGCACAGGGATGGATCCGGCGTCAGGCGTGCTGATCGGCACTTCGTCAAACTCGGCCGACAGCAGCCAGGCAATCGCCGTATTGGCCGGCAAGTCGGATACCGTGTAGTCGGCGGTGCTGGCCACAACGGTAATCTGTGCCGGCGTAAAGCGATAGGCGCGCGACCGGTTGCAGAACTCGACGACGGCCTGAAGAATGGCATCGTCAATCATCGGCAACGGGCAGCCGCCCACATGCGGCTGCACCTTGGAACGCAGGGCGGTCAGCGCGGCCATGGCTTATGCCGCCTTCTTTGTCTCGCGGGCCGTCAGTTCAGCGAAAATCTTTTCCCGCAGCTTGTCGGCTGGGATGTTGTTGCTGAACGTGATGCCTTCCTGCCGTGCGAAGTCCATCAGTTGCGGCTTTTCCAGCGTTTGCAGCAGTTCGGCCAGCGTCGGCGGCTGCCCCGCTTCCGCGGCATCGCCCCCCTGGACATCAGAGCCCTTCGCTTCGCCGCTCGTCGGCTCGGTATCGGCAAGCATGACTTCGGCAGGCACCAGCGCCAGCTTTACCGTGCCCTCATTGAGTGCGGCATATTCCTCGGCGGTGGCCATGAAGGTAACCGGGGTGCGACCATCCTCGGACTGCTCGGCCTTCTTGCGCTCGGCTTCCACGTCTAGACTGTGATTGGTCATCAGCGACAGCACTTCGCGCCGGATCTGCGCCTCGTCCTTGCCGTCGATCTGAACCACGCGGTCGAGCTCGCGACGGGCGAAATGCACCAGTTGATCGATGCTCATGCCGTTGAGATTGACGAAGGCAGCAACGTCGTGCTGCTTGTTCAGTGCGCGACCCTTGCCCATGGTTAGGAAGGTTCCGCCATCGGCCGAAATCGGAGCTTCGGCGAAGGAATCCGTATGCACCAGCAACGCCTTGGCCAGCGCGCCGCCGAAGTTATGGACCTGGCCGGGAAACCAGACGGCGCCCGTCTTGCAAACCGTGTCCTCCTGGCGATCCTTCTTTCCGACGTACCGAATCCCGACAATAGCGCTGGTGTTCATGTGGTGTGACTCCTGAAAAGAATCGGGCGGACCCCGTAAAGAGTCCGCCCGTGGTTGCTTGCGCCAGGTATTACTGGACGCCCAGCGCTTCGCCTTCGACCTTGGCGTAGATCGTTCCCGATGCGGCCTCGGTAGCAGCGCCAGTGCCGAACACGATGGTCAGCCACGAATCAACCTCGACCCGGTAGGGCGGGAAGATTTCATAGGTCAGCGTCTCGGCGTTCTGGCCCCAGGCGCCATCTGCTTTGATCGCGGTATCCGCGCCGGAAACGGCGGCGCTGCCGTCAATCGGAGTGAAGCCGATTTTTGCCGTCAGGCTCGGTGCGCCGTTCGAGTCAAGCTCGGTCGTCTTGGTGACGACGCGATGCACGTCCGTGCCGGCTGCGACACGAACCAACTTCACGATGTCCGCGGCATCGATGTCGGCATTGGTGACCGCGACGGAATCGGTGAACACGGACTGATTGCCGCCATCGCTGGAGTAGATGGCGCCCTTCTTGGTGCTGGTAACAGTACCCATGATTTGATACTCCTTCTTGAGTTTGAGTAGCGGCCGACCGAAGCCGGCCGCTTGCTACGCGGTTACTGGCTTAGACCGACTGGCGGGCGGCAACGTCCACCACGATGACGCCGTGATCCGTGGGGATCTTGGTGCCGGTCGAGTCGGGGACGTTGAAGCGGACCTTGGTCGAACCTTCCACGCCGAAGACGGCAAACTCGGGCTCGCGCTCGAAGTTGTGCAGCTTCTCGGCCCAGGAGTAGTGCGTGCCGCTGGCCGCGTCCTTGCCGTAGGCGCAAGCCAGAGCCTGCGCGCCCATCAGGATGCAACGCTCGACGCCGTAGCCCGCCGTCAGGCCAGCATTGACCTGCTGCGCCGTCTCGGTCGCCGTCGCCGCGTTGGCCGACGTGATGATCTTGGCGTAGTCGCTGGGCAGGAAGCGGATGGTGCGCGACATCTTCTTGACGAGGATGCCGTTCCACATGCCAACTTCGCCACGGAACAGCGGGTGCTTGCTGCCGTAGGCCGCGCGGGTAATCGCGTTCTGCTGGAAGGCACGCAGGGAACCCTCGGTCAGCAGTTGCGAATACACGTTCGGCGGGCAGAGCATCACCCACAGCGGCTCGTCGCCAGCGGCGGGGTCATCGGCGATCTGAACCGGCTGCAAGGTCAGGTCCAGGTTGTCGATGATGTTGCGCAGTTGGTCGATGTGCGCCAGCGTCAGGTCGTCGGTCGAGGCGATCGAGCCGAGTTGCTGCCCGCCTTGCGTCAGATTGGCGCCATTGATCACGTAATGCCGGTTGTAGGTCGGGGCAAGTACCGGATTGACCATGATGTCGGAGAAGTCCGCATCACCACCGGACGAGGCGCCGGAAGCGAACTGCAGCGGAACCACCCAATCATTGCCGTCAGCTTGACCGCGGGCGCCAGCCAGTTGTACCAGCGTGCGCTGCTCGAAGTAGCGAGCGGCCAGGCCAACAGCTTGCGAACGCGCCAGGCGACGCAGATCATGCACGGTGCGCTGCTGCGACATACGACCGCCGGCATTCACCGGGAAGGTCCATTGGTCGACCTTGGCATCCATGTTGCTGAAGGACATCGGCGTGCCGCGGCCCTCGGCGTTGCGGTCGCCCATGATCGGCTTCGCGGTTGCGATGTCGATGCAGTCCATGCGCACCTGGTCGCCGGCCGTCTTGGTCAGGTCCATGATCTCGACGATCGGCATGCCCGGGCTGGATTGCAGCTTGGACAGCTTGCCGTCGACTTCGGCCATGGTGGGCTTGGGGCCGACCATGTTTCGGAACGTACCGGCCTTCTTCTGAGTTTGCGCGAAGAGCGCGGCGCCGTAGATGAGTGCGGCTTGACTGGAGCCGCTGGCTACGTTGGTTTGTGACATTTGCCTTCTCCTAAAATGAAAAAACCCGCCAGAAGCGGGTTCTCAGTGGGGTGAAAGGCCGGTTAGCGGAGTCGGTTCAGCTTTGCCTCGATCTGCTCGGGGGTCATCGTCATGAATTCGGCAGTCAGTTGTGCCCCGGATTTCCCGAGCATCGCTGCTGCTTCATCAGTAGCCGGCGCGTTTCCGCCGGGGATGTCTCCCAAGGAGTGAGGCGCAGCCGCGCCTGATTTATCCGCTGCGGCGAGTGCCGCGTCGGCCTTGGCTTTCAGTGCTGCGTCGGTAGGTGCTGCCTGCGGTGCTGCCGTTCCAGCCGGGAGAAGGTTGCCGCCATAGAGCGTTTTCACGCCCTGCGCTGCGCGATTGATCAAGTCCGCGGTCGGGAGTCCGACCAGATCGGGATCGTTCTGCAGCGCGCTGTAGGCATCGACCACGGTGTTCCACCTTGCGGCGGCCTTCGGGTCTTTGGCATCCATGGCCGTGCGTAGCGCAACCAGTTCCGGATTGGCCGCGATGGCGGCTTCCTCGGCGTCGATTCGCTCTTGCTCGGCCGATCTCTCCTGCACATCCTGTCCCGCCTTGATGCCTTTCACGGTGCCCGTCAGTTGCTCGATCGCGGCCATCTGCGCACGAATGACTTTCGCCACTCCCGGCAGGTCTTGATCAAGCTGCAACAGGTCTTCCTCGGAGAGCGCAGTCGCTGCGCTATCGGCATCCGGCGACTTCCCTGCCTGCAACTGCTTGACTTCTTCGGCGAGGGCGGCGGCCGTGGCCTCGGCTTGGACGGCGCGATTGCGTTCGCGCTCCAGTACCGAGTACGGGATGATGTGCTTCCCATCTTGCGCAAGAACTTCCTTCACGGGGTCCGCTGCGGCCTTGGTGGGCTCGGCAGTGCTTCCCGGCGTGGCTTCCGCGGGCTTTTCGGTCGGCTTGCCATCAGCGCCGGGCGTTGCGCTGGCATTGGTATCGCCCTCTCCGACCTTGATTGCGGCGGCGGCATCGTTGGCATTGCCGGCCAGGGCGTCGATTTGGTCGTCGCTCATGTTGGCCAGCAAGTCAGGGTTTGCCGCAAAGTTCGTGCTGCTGCTGGGTGCTGCTGGTGCTGCTGCAG